AACGCACTTGATGCGTTTGTCTTGTAGTGGTTTAGGTTCAAATTTATTGATTGTGATGTCCACACTTACAAGCATCATAGTGGTTACGGCTACAGTTCCTATGATACCAAAAATCCACTCTCTATTCGTCATATATTTGTTCGCAATACTATAGACTTTTATCTAAAGAACTATTATTTACCAAACCCAAGATACAAATGTATCTCTAACGCCTTTTTTAACTGGAGACACACGATGAGGATATAAAAAAACAGATGGAAATATCATAATTTCTCCAGCTTTAATTTTGTACTCTTTTTCTTCATCAAACATAAGAAATTCACCACCTTCATAATCATTATTTAATGATCCAACGATTGAAAGTATAGGAATGCCTCTTCTTTCTCCTTCAAAAAGAGAATGAATATGGTCGCAATGAATTGCCATTAATTGACCTTCTTTATATCTATTAAATCTAACTGAAGAAAATCCTTCCCAAGATCCAAAGTAATTAGTTGCAAAATCTTCTGCTATGTACTTATAGATAACTTCCCAAATTTTTTGCATTAATTCTTTTTTGCTATGAATTTCCTCATAAGAAATATCTAATTCTTTGCTACCACTCATTGAAATATTATTTTTGTTTGTAACATTGTAAAATGTATGTTTTTTCCAATTTGCGAGTTCTAATTCTTTTCTTATTTTTTCACAAAAATCTTCATCAAGCGATTGATATATTTTAATGTAATCTTCTAATTTTTTAGTCAATTTTTAACTCCGTGAAATTTTCTTTGCTTCCAAAAATTCCTTTAATAAATGTATTAAATGCAAGACAAATTCTTGTTTCTTCAGTAACAACTTCTTGAACATCATGAGCCAAATTTGATGGAAAAGCACATATACGACCAGTATAAACAGGAAACCACCAAGATTCTGCATTGTGTTTATCAAATTCAGTGCTATAAAATGATAATCGCGGATAACTATTTTTATGAAAATAAATTTTATCTTGATCTCCATCAGCGTTTATATAAAGAGTGCCCGATATAAAGCTATTTGAATGTTCGTGTTTATGGTGGTATTCGCCTTTTTTTGTAAAGCTTAACCATGATTGAGTAATATATGCTTCAGCAGGATAGCTTGGCTTATATACCTTTTTAAGGTACACATTAACAAATTCAGTTATTTCTTTTTTTAGATTTGCAAATTCAGGTTCATCAAGAATATAACTATTTATACTTACCATATTTCCATAATTTTTTTTTATCTCTTTTGAATGTTTTTCTACAAAAGAAATTTCTTCTTTAGTAAAATCTCTATCTAAATCAGAAAACATAACAGTTGTAGGAAAAAGTAATTCAATTGATGGCTCTTTCATTTTTATCCTTCAATAAAAAATATGATTATTGATGACTACTTTAACAGGTTTGTGAAGAGCCCAAATAGGCTTGGGTTTAAGATTGACTTCATGAAAGTGATAGGCTCCTTTCGATGTGTCGTTTATTTTTAACGACATAATTTGTTGTGCTAGTAATATAAATGGTCTCAGTTCGTAAGAGCCACGCTCAGGTGGCTTAATCTTACCATACCAAGAAAATTGATAAGGTCTTGACATCTCTGCACAGACTCTATTTGGATTAAAGTCAGCTCTTCGATACAACACCATTCCTACGGCAATTTGACCAGCTTGAGGCTCACCGCGTGCCTCCATGAACATTGTCTGCGCCAAACATGTAAGCGCTAGAGTTTCTATCATGATTACCTCCTTGTTAAGGGCTCTTTGCGTGAGAGCTTACTTGTTATCCTCCAAGACTCTTGCGATGTCTTTATTCATGGAAGCTACAATTTCTACGCATCGAGCATGCTCTTTAAGACGAACACTGTCAGAAATAACAGCTTCAATCTTACGAGCATATTCTAAGATGTCTAATGGCTCACCTTGTGGGTCTGTATACAAACCATTAGGGTCATCGTTGTTACAATAAAAAAATATCTGTTTTATCAAGTCTTCGTTAATCATATTTACTCCTACTTATATTTATTCTTTAATTGCCAATACTTCAGTAACGAACAAAACATTTCAAATCCTCGTGTCAAGTCCTCTTCAGTCCATTCGATTATTTTGCAGAGACCTGCCGTGTTGCGAGAAACGAAAATGTTGGCACATCTTGCGTGAGGTATGCCGAGCCCTACTCGATATGCAGATAATTGCATTAAGTGTTCATCATAGGCTAACACATCCTTAGGGTCTGTAAAGTCTTTTGTCTTAATATCGACCACAATCCCATTGCCAGTAGGGTCAATTTGTGCATGTAAGTCACATTTTCCTGCAAAACCTAATTCATGACCAAAAGAACGCTCAGCAATCCATCCAATCCTTCCATATTGCTCTTCTAACGCACGAACGCATCCTTGGACATGATCTTGATACTTATCGTGGCTTCTGCCCTCAAAAAACGATTCTATAGCTGTATGGATGTCTGTACCTAAATTAGCTGCATCCCTACCCTGTTGTTTAGAATCTTGAATGATTCGGTCAATATAGTCTTGCTCTGATTCGCCTTCTCTTTTTGTGGAGGTTAAAGCTGCCATAAGCACTTGAGTTTGCATCCAAGCAACCAATGCAGGTTTAGCCGCAACACCTAAAATAGTAGTCACGGATGGCACTAAGTCCATAGTTCTAGCATCTCTTAGCGTGGTATTGCGCTCATTTCCATTCTTACCTATGACTGTATACTGCGGTATACCATCTCTTGTGTACCAATGGTTTGATTCAGAAGCTCGAATCTTTGGTGGCTCTGATGCGTAAAATAAACTTTTGCTTTGTTCAGTCATTTTTAAACTCCATATCTAATTCATCGGTATGTTTAATTACATCATCAAATTCTTTATCTGTTGTGCCTCTATATGTATAGTGCATAGCATTCTTTTGAATTTCACCATCATGGATGTCTAGCGCGCCATCAAAAATAAATCCACATCCCTTTAAAAATATTTCCATGTTAGCTATTACATCACCTAAATCATCAGACTCAAACTTTAATGTATTTTTATAGCCATCATCTTTCATTTCAAATTTGTACTTAGTCATAATTATCTTTCAGTTAAAAATCTGTGAAGTTCTTTTGAATACCACTCTATCTTTCCTGCATCTTCGCTTGATTCACCTTTAAGACCTATGCGACTTGTATACTTCATAATGTTGCCACGCAAATATCCAACATACTCTTCAGGTGAAAGCTTGGCTCTGATGTATTCTATGGTTTCTATTCCTCCTTGCGTATAGTGCGGAGGGTGATTGACCATGTCAGGTTTTGGCTTGTCCTTATTTTCTCTATCTATTTCCAAGTGTCTCTCCTTATGATGTCTTTTACATAGCCACACAACATCAAGTGGTTTGTTATAATCTTCATGGTGGGCAACTACATGCTCTGTAGTGCCACATCGTTCACAAGGCTGTCTAACTAATCTACCTGTTTGAACCGCATAAGCTACGTCTTGATGTGCTTTTTGTTTTAGCTTATTTTCTTGAAGCCAAAACTTTTTATTAGGCGCAATCTGTTTAAAAGACAAAAGCTTTTTATTACCTCTGTTTTCATTAACTTTTTTGTTATGGCAAATCTTACACTGACCGCACAGCCCATCTTTGTTAATTGCTGATTTATAAAAGTCTGTAGCAGGCTTTGTTTCATAACAAGCACTACAAATTTTTGTAAACTGTATGGGCTGTTGCTCAGGATTATTTGCGTCAGACGCAATAATTGTCATGGTTAGAACGGCAAATCGTCAGCCATGTCATCAAAATTTGCACTTGGCGCAGAATTACTTACGCTAGGGCTACCATGTAAACGATCCCACTCAGGAGATTTTCTGATTCTTTCTTTTAGATAGTCAGAGAAAGTTTCAAATAAACTCATGTCAGCATCTTCAATAGAGAATAGCTTTAAATCATTCTTACCTTCAGGCAAGCCATTCTTTTTGATTGTTACTGGCACAGGATTGATATTAGCAATGTTTGTATATGTCTTACCGTTAGATTCATTTTCAGCTACAGTAATCATTCCCCATTGACCTAATACATTTTTAAGCTCAAAACCACGAAGCTCTTCTTTAGAAAAAGGCTTACCTCTCCAAGTTTCTAAGTCTCTACGTAATGTAGCTTTTTCTGCTAATGATAAAGTAAATGTTTTTGATACAGTCATAGGTTCACCATTTGATGTAACTAATGGTTGGCCTTGTGAATCTTCTGAATGAACTTCAAATTGAAATAAAACTCTTGGCACATGTTTTACATTTCCCATGTATGTTGACTCTTGTGTGCCTAAATCAACGATTCTATAACATCTAGCAAGATGCATGCCAGGTGGTACAGGTATAAAACTACTTCCTTCTTCTGCCTTCGCTACTAATCCCATATTATTCTCCTAAATTTGTATTAAATCTTACATCTCTAAATTCACCATTGGATAATCCGCATTCAAAGCGAATCATATTCCAATCATCAGGTGTTGCTATACCACTTACAGCACGAGTCAACGCTTGTATCAGCATTTGTTGTCGTTCTTGATGAGCTTGATGCCACATAGCTTGTTGGTAATCATCTTCATAAGAGTCCATAAAAACCTCCTATCACAATTCCAATCAAAGCTATCACGGACAATACCACAATCAAAGCATCAACCGTCATATACATCCTATTGACAGATTTATATCTTTGTGAAAGCAAAGCCCTTTGTAGCTTGTAAGCATCTTTATCTATACGAACTTCAAATGGCTCTTGATATAACAATCCTATCTGTACGCCAGTCTTAGTCATATAAGGTGGTACTTTTCTAAACTTTTTATAATTCGTTTCCATTCTCTTTCCTCTATAAAGTATTTGAGAAATTAGAATATAGCATAATTTAATTATTTGTTGCAATCTTTTTTTTAACCGTGTAATATCGAGTTAATTTTAGAAAGGAGATAAAATGCAACTAAAAGATTACTTAGATAACAAACCGCATGGATCTAAGGCAGATTTCGCTAAGAGCCTTGGTATCACAAAGACTTGGCTTTCGTTGATTTTAAATGGAAGCAAACAACCGAGCATTCAGTTGTGTATTGAGATAGAACGATTAACAAAAAGAAAAGTAAAACGAAAAGACTTGAGACCTGATTTTTTTATTGGAGCGTAACATGCACTATTACCCACACAACATTGCTGACTATAGAAAGGACACTCGATTCCTTACTAAACTACAGCATTGGGCTTATAGAGAATTATTGGATGAATACTATTTAAGTGAGCAGCCAATAACAAATAATGAAAAAGACTTATTTTGGAGAATGGGAGCAACAACTGATGAAGAACAAAATGCTATCAAAACTGTATTACATGGTTTCTTTGAAGAAACTGAAAATGGTTTTATTCATAAACGCTGTGATGTTGAAATACAAATTTTTAAGGAAATGCTTGAGAAAAGGTCAAGGGCAGGCAAGGCATCAGGTAAGAGTCGTAGAAGTGAAACGAACACATGTTCAACACCTGTTCAACACGAGGTAGCTGATGATGAACAAACTAAGAACCAAGAAACAATAACTAATATCCATGTTGTTAGGCCTATGGATGTGAATGTATCTATTTGGGAAGATTATATGCATTTTCGTAAGGTTCAGAAAAAACCTATTTACGATGCAACTTTAAAGTCTATGAGAAAAGAAGCAGTAGCGGCTGGTATAAATTTGAATCAAGCTATCACTACATGTCTTGAAAACAATTGGATTTCATTCAAAGCTGAATGGTATGAAAAGATTAAAGGCAAAACAACAGACGGAAATACATTTAAGTTGCCCGGAAAATGATTGGTATTCAAGAATTAATAGAAGTTAAGAAAGACTTTATACCTGAAATAGTTGAGGTATATGTTGGTGATGACTCTGATCAGCATTTTGCTAAAGAGTGGCATAAGTATTCAGATACTTTGGAGCATCCATCGATTGTAATTGAAGATAAAGATAACTTGCATTCTGTTGATTGGAGATTTGCTTTTAAGTCAACTGTTTTTATACGTGGCAACAACACTGACAGAATGATAAAGGTTTACGAATTAATTAATAAATATTTACCTGAAAGAGTTTTTATCTTTCACAACGATGGTAAGCAAACAGAAATTATAGATAGCAAAGGATTGTTAAGTGGAATTATTGAATAGCGAAGAGATAGACTTTGAGCAGTATCTTAAGCTCACTGAAGCTCACATGAAGGTAAAAGATGTGAGTGTGTTTATTGACGAGCTCAAAGAAGATGCAAGGAATCCTGTTGTCATTAATAAAATAAGTATGCCGTGGGGAAAGACTTTAGGTGAATTTGATTTTAGAAGTGGTGAAGTAACTTTATACGCAGGCAGTAATGGTGGCGGTAAGAGTTTAATCACAGGACAGATTGCATTAGGACTAATTAAGCAAGATCAAAAGGTTTGCATTATGTCATTCGAGATGAAACCAAAAAGAACTATATTGAGAATGACTAGGCAATTTAGTGGTGTTGATTTAGATAATCCGTTTTTAAAAGACAAGGCTAAGGTTAACGAAGAGTATTACGAACGACTAAGAAAGTTTTCTTCAGGGAAGCTTTGGTTATATGATCAACAAGGAACGACTAGTTCTAAGCAAGTCATATCAGTTGCTAGATATTGTGCTGTTGAATTAGGTATCACACATATTTTTATTGACTCACTTATGAAGTGCGTTGCAGGTGAAGATGACTATAACGGTCAGAAAGCTTTTGTAGATGAATTAACAGCATTAGCACGTGACCACAACGTACATGTACATCTTGTGCATCACATTAGAAAACTTGAAAGCGAAGAAAAGTTACCAAACAAGAACGATGTTAAAGGTACTGGAGCCATTGCAGATCAAGTAGACAATGTTTTACTTATGTGGCGTAACAAAAAGAAAGAGCGCATGATTCGAGATGGTGAAGAGATTAAAGGCATAGCAGCTGACGCTGTATTGATGTGTGAGAAACAACGTAACGGTGAAAATGAAAACAGTTACCAACTTTGGTATCACAAAGACAGTCAACAATTTGTGGAGGATGAACAAAGCGTGCCAATGGCGTTTGATACTGTAGGTGCGTTTTAATGGTTGATAAAGGCAACATGAGTCGAGAATTTCTTTATCAGTGTTTAGTTCGAGATGTAATTAAAAAAAGAATTGCTGATAGAGACAAAGCTTTTGAGTTCTTAGGTAGATGGGAAATACATCATAAAAACTCAAAATTAAGGGAAGATGTTTTATATCAATGGACTAAAGGAAACCGTGGAAAGGAGGGTGAATGGTATGACTAATGAAGTAAATAAACAGTTGATGGACGCACTGGAAGCAATGTGTGAATTGTATGTTCCTGAAGACGAAAGTCATGAGAATGATGCAATAGCAGGTTACGCGATGAATATTTTAGAGACAGCTAAGAAAATTGAAACTGCCTATAAAAATAATCCGCTTCCTGAAGATGATGTATGGGAATTGGTTAAGGATATTAATCCTCACGATCCAATGTATCCAATAAATTTTGCGAGAGCAATCGAACGTAAACATGGCATAGGAGCTGAGTAATGGTAGAAGAAAAGAAAGACCCAAAACTTGTTATGGATGACAAGACAGGATTGTTTTCGTTTGAAAAAGAAACAATCACAATTGAAGAACATAACGAAGAGATGTTAAAAACAATGACTGAGTTTGCTGAAGTTGTTGAGTTATCTATTTTAAGAGAGCGTGACGCATGCGCTAAGGTTGCGCTCGAACATAATAGTGAAACAATTGCTAAAGCTATTCGTGAACGCGTACCAGCTCAAAGCACGACCATACAATGATAGAGCTTGAGTTACCATTTCCGCCATCAGTCAATACTTATTGGAGAAACTTTAATGGGCGCATGCTCATATCTAAAAAAGGAAGGGAGTATAGAAAAGCCGTGGCAGATGAAATATTAATTCAAAGAGGTAACAAGCATTTAACAGGCAAGATTAAGATGACTATTGAAGCATGGAGACCTGATAATCGTAAGCGTGATTTAGATAATTTACTAAAGGCACCACTCGATGCACTAACACATGCAGGTGTTTATGAAGACGATCAATTGATTGTCGATTTAAGAATCTTTTGGGCAGAAGATCAAGCAGGAAAGTTAAAAGTAAAGATAGAGGAGATAGAGTAATGAGTGAAATGAGAGATCCACATAAAGCTGTTGAATATATATTAAGAAATGCCAAAGCGCATGCTAAAGCTAAAGCAGAGCGTAATTACTTAGAAGAATATCGTAAGTCTTTAAAAGCAATGTTAATGAAACAATGTTTAGAGACAGCGATTGGAGCGCAAGAACGTGAAGCTTACGCGCATCCTGAATATCGTGCACTACTTGACGGTATTAAAGTAGCAATGGAGGAAGAAGAAAAGCTTCGATGGGATTTGATTGCGGCACAAGCTGCGATTGATATTTGGAGAACTGAACAATCTAACTTACGAGCAGAAGGGAAAATGACAATATGAAAAACTTAAGCCAACAACAAAGATTAATTAAATACCTAGAAAGATTTGGAAAAATTAATCCTGTAAAAGCATGGACACAATTAGGCATCTATCGCTTATCAGATACAATTTTTAAACTTCGCAAAGAAGGCTACGACATTGAAACTGCTGATAAAAAAGTTAAGAATCGTTTTAATGAAACTTGTGTAGTAGCAGAGTATAGATTCAAGGGAATGCTATGAGTTGCGGCCAATCATGCGACCATGTCTTTGAAAGAACTCAGCTAAGAATTTTAGTAAAAGAAAATGGTGACGAAGTTTTACAATTTTTAAGAGATGGTTTTTGGGTTAATGTGCCACGCGAACAAGAAGTTGTGCATGATGAAGCGCAAGACGCATTAGAAAACATAGAACAAGAAATCATTGCACGAGCATGTCGCAATGGTGTTTGTGAGGATTAAATTATGGCAGAGTTCGTAGCAGTATTTTTACTTTATACATTTAAGGCTGCATGGTATTGGTGGCTTGCGTTTGTAATTATGATCAGTTTAGAAGCATGGGCTGAGTATCGAAAGATTATGAGAACTTGGGAGTTACAAAAGAAAGCTAAAGCATCCCCAAAAATTTGGACTGGCGAAGAAGTTTAATTGACTAAAGATGAAAAGAAACACCTTGATCTTCTTAGTCAGCTTGGTTGCGTTGTATGCTCAAGGCTTGGCTACGGAGAGACTCCTGCAGAAATACACCACCCACGTAAGGGTACAGGGCTCGCACTTCGTGCATCCCACTACGATGCAATTCCGCTATGTCCAGAGCACCATAGAGGACAGAGTGGAGTGCATGGTATGGGAACCAAAGGGTTTGCTAAACACTATGGGTTTGACGAATCCGATTTACTCGAAACCACCAAGTTACTTTTGGAAGAGTTGAAAAAAAATATCATTAATTAAAAATAGGATAAAAATGTTTTTTATAAAAAAGAAAAGTATAGTGCTTGATTGTTTTACTGCAAACAAAGATGTTTATGATTTTGCTCCAATACAAAAAGCAAGTAATTTTTATCCACAATGGTTTAAAAATATGCCCCCTACATATGAAGTTGAAAAACATTTTATGCCAACCTTAAAAACTTGTGAAGGTTTTATTGGATATTATCAACACGGAATAATTATGCCTCTGTGGTGTGATTTAGCTTTACGTATAGAAGATAAAAACTTTTTTTTATCTTTTTCTGATTTAAAAACATCAGCTGTATTTCACAGTCCTGAACAATGGAAATCTTTTGCTGACCCTAGTAAAGTTGGTCATTTTAAAATAAATACACCATGGGCATTTAAATGCAAAGAAGAAATTAATTTTTTACTTAAAAATCCATACTGGCATTACGAACCTTTTATGGACTTTGATATTGTTGAAGGTATAGTTAATTATAAATATCAATCTACAACTAATGTAAATATATTTTTAAAAATAAATCAAAGTAAAATTATAAATGTAAATTTTAAAAATCCTTTAGCTCATATAATTCCATTAAGTGATAGGCGCATCGAAATTAAAAATCATTTAATTAGCGAAGAGGAATTTAAAAATATAAATCGAGTTCCATTAGTATCATTTACTAATAATTACCAAACCTATAAAAAAGAATTAACAAAAAAAACAAAAAAATGTCCTTTTGGGTATTGATATTTAATTAATTTAATAGTAAATTACATTTATGGCTAGAATACTTATCAATCGTTATCGCAATGTAGCCATAGAAATAAGTCGCAAGGATAAGTGGAGTGTGATTGTAATAGGTTGGGCACCAGTAAGACGTATCAAGGTTCTCAACACTGAAGTAGATAGAGAGTGGAAGACGTTTGATAGTGATTTAAAGAGTGCGATTGATCGTATGATGAATAGCACAATTGAAGAAACTGCACTGCGTGAACTTAAACTATTACTCAAGGAGATGGAAAATGACTAGATTAGAATTGATAGCGGAGATTTGTAAACGTATGACTCAGGACTTAAAAGAAGATAACGATAAAGCCGAAGAGAAAGAGCTTAGCGACCGTGAAGATTTTACTTACGATCCGCACATTATAAAGTTAGCTAGAGACGACTAATGATAGCAGTGTTATTTGCTAGAGATGATAGTCGCTATAAAGAACTTGATGGTTATGATGTTTATGACATACATCGTGATGCTAGAACATTTTGTAAAAAAATGCCTGTAATAGCACATCCGCCTTGTAGGGCTTGGGGTATGTTGTCTCACATGGCTAACCCTAGACCTGATGAAAAGCAACTTGCTTATTTTGCATTAGCACAGGTACGTCTTAATGGTGGCATATTGGAGCATCCAAGCGGAAGTCGCTTATGGAAAGAAGCGCCATTGCCCTTAGGTCATAATGTAGATGAATTTGGTGGATTTACTATTGAGATTGACCAATTTGATTATGGCCATGTTGCCCATAAAAATACTAAATTATATATATGTGGAATAAATTTTAATGATTTACCTGTGTTACCTCCTAAAAATAATAATTCAACAGATAGGTCAATTTGCGGTAACGTGAAAGGGACTAAACGCTGCACTCAATATCAAAGAGAATACACCCCTGATGAATTAATTAAATGGATGACAAAAATATGCGAAAAAATAAATTATGAATAAAATATTATTCGGTGATTGCCGAGAAACAATTAAACAATTTTTAGATGCAGGTGTAAAAGCAAATATGTGCGTCACTTCTCCTCCTTATTACGGTTTGAGAGACTATGGTCATGAAGATCAATTAGGACTAGAGCAAACGCCTGATCAATACATACAGAACATGGTTGAGGTATTTAGATTAGTTAAGGATTTACTTACAGACGATGGTGTATTGTGGTTAAACATTGGTGATAGCTATTCAAGCCATAAGGATTGCAAAAGCACGCCACAAAGTTTTGCTAAAGGCACGCCTAAAGAAAATGCTCACGTTATGGAGCTAGGCAAATCTCGTGTTAGAGACACCAAAATGCTTAAATCACAAGGATTAAAAAATAAAGATTTGATTGGCATACCATGGATGTTGGCATTTGCATTAAGAGCTGACGGGTGGTATTTAAGACAAGACATCATATGGCACAAACCCAATCCGATGCCTGAGTCAGTAACAGATAGATGCACAAAAGCTCATGAATATATTTTTTTATTATCTAAATCAGATAAATATTTTTTTGATAGCGATGCAATAAAAGAAAAAGGCGTAATACCTGCAGGAACTAAAGCTGCAAAAGGTAGCGTTGAAAGGCTTAATGAAAAGGGAGTTAATTCAAGACCTGCGGAATATAAAATTTATGATGGCATGCGAAATAAAAGATCAGTGTGGACTGTAAATACTAAACCTTACAAAGGTGCACACTTTGCAACCTTTCCAAAAGATTTGATTGATCCATGCATCAAAGCATCATGTCCTGAAAAGGTTTGCGTTGATTGTGGATCTCCGTATAAAAGACAAAAGAAAGTTGAGCGCAATTTAACAATTAAAGAAGTTGATCAAATAAGAAACTCACTTGTTGAAAATAATAAAGAAAAGAAACCTTACGCAATCATAGAAGAAGAATTTAGAAATCAAGTTATTGAGTATAGAAACTTGCCAAAGCACGATGACTTGAGAAAATATTTACAAAAGTTTAGAGCTAGCTCAGGAAAAACCATTCAAGAGATTGAAGATTACTTTGATACACAAGCTCCGCATCATTGGTTTGAATCTAATGGAAGCTACCCTGACAAATTTGATTGGATGAAATTAAAAGCATTCTTATTGCTCGATGATACTTACGACAAGGCCATGACAGAAGTTTTTTATAAAAGCGGATTGAAGTGTGCTAACAATTATGTTGACGAAGGTTTAATAAAACAATGCAATTGCAAAACAAACGAAACTCGAAGTGGCATAGTTTTTGATCCGTTTATGGGAAGTGGCACTACAGCTCAAGTAGCGCTTGAAAACGAAAGACAGTATATAGGATGCGAATTAAATCCAAATTATGAGGAGTTACAACAAGAGCGTATAAACAGCGTAGTTAAAAAGCAAAAGGAAGATGATTCACAATTTGATTTATTTAAGGAGGTAGCATGATTCTACTAACAGAAAAAGAGCGACAACTTTTAAAAGAGTCAGCAAGTAACATTAGTCCACACGCATTTCAAAGGCTTATGCCTTCCGAAAGACGTGAGTATTGGAATATACTTGATAGAACTATTCATTCACTTATGTTGACGCATCCTGATGCTTTTACAGAAAGAGCTGTAGAAGAGATGGATAAGAAGATGCGCGACAGACAATCTTATGCGAGATACTAATGGCTACACAGACAATACATAAAAGCAAAAGGCATGCCAACCCCACACAAACAAAGAACGGCCGCCCTAAGCTCAAGGCATTCGATTTAAAGGCATTATATGCATTACTCGAGAAGACAGAAAAGGGCAAGAAGCGTCATAAGATAGCCAAAGAGATAGCTAGAAAAACTAGCATAGGTTAATGGTTTTCTTGATGCGTACGATAAAGCGTACGATTTATAGTGTTATCTGAAAGGAGAACGACTATGTGGACAAAGCCAACAGCGACTGAAATGCGTTTCGGTTTCGAAATAACTATGTACGTAATGAACAAGTAATTGCTCATTTTTTAAGCAGTTTGTCAAGCAATATCCGTGCCAACTACCCCATTTCGATAAGAAAAATAAATCAAAAATAATTGATTTGGGGTATTGCTTTTCCTAATCGTTTAATTTAATATTACATCACTATCAATTGATAGCATTTAAACGAAAAGGAAAACGATATGAAAACATTAGAAAAAACAACACAAGTAGACACATTAGGTTTACTTTTAGCTCAAATCGCTGAACTAGAATCAAAAGCTTCAGCAATCAAACAATCCCTTAAAGAAGATGGTGCAGGCGTATACGAAGGCTCAATGTTCAAGGCCAACGTAATCGTTTCTAACCGCGCTACAGTGGACTTCAAACAAGTATTCGCAGAATGCTCAGTTCCAGCAGAGGTTATTGCTCGCAATACCAAAGCTCAAGAAATCGTAACTGTTAAATTAACTTCAAGATAAGGGAAACATTATGTCAACAAGAGCAGTTTACACATTCAAAGACGAATACGATTCATTCAGTGTATATAAACACTACGATGGTTATCCTGAGGGAGAGGGCGCTGGCACAGGCGCTTTCGGATTTATCAAGGCAGCTAAAGAATTTGCTTGGGACCTTCCAAGATTTGAAGCTTCAGAGTTTGCAGCTGCATTCATCGCAGCAAATAAAAACCAAGCTGGTGGTGACCTTTACTTAACTAAAGGTCCTGAAGCTCACGGTGACTTATCATATCGCTATGAAATCACACGCGACGGCAATAAGTTAATCGTTAAGACATACAAAGCTAATGACTGGGACTTACATGATCAACAACAATTTACATACGAGGGAGAGAGAGCACTATGATTAATACTAACGACTTAAAGAAGGGCACGCCTATCACACTCAAGAACGGATGGGCGGCCGTGATCATGGATAACAAAAAAGGTGCAACGCGCTTGGCTGAAGTTGACGGTATATTTAAAGAGATTGGATCGGTATATGCAAGTGACATCGATACAGCTTTCGTTGATGGCAAATGGCAGCCAGTGACACGTAAGATGTCTCAAAATGAATTGATGATGAATGCTCTTATGGACATGGATAAATTTGAAATGATTTTTGTAGGAGATAAAAAATGAGCTTTATGATTATTGATGTGATAACAGAGGAAATTGTTGTAAGTGATTTTGAATATAGAACTCATGCTGAGTCATGGATTGAAGTGCATGGTAAAGATTATCCTGACGCAGAACTTCAAATAGAAAGGGCTTAATTATGATAGGCACAAAAGAAAATATTAAGATAGGTGACATCGTTAGAGCTTATGACTTTCAACCTCGCGAAGGTTGTCCTGATTGTTTTATCATTGGAAAGGTAACTGACCTTGATGGATCATTCTTTGTTGCAGACACTTTGGCTCGTGTTTGGAACGGTAAAATTGATACCCAACAAAACGACAAGAGTCAAGTGACACATAGCTTCCGTGCGTTATGCCAAAACGAAATGGGCTTTGATAAAGAGTACGAACGTGTTACAATACTAGCATGAGCGATTTAGAATTTTGGTTGCGCTTTGGAATGTTAATTTTGTGTGGCGGATTACTTGTCATCATGATTTTAGTTTCAATTATTCTTGCCGAGTGGAATGAGTTTAAAAAACGCCGAAAGGAAAATCAAAAATGAGTCATCATAGATATGTTGCTTTAATCGATGGAGAAAAGATTCGTAGCTTCCATAGACGTGACGAATTAATGCATTGGTTAAAAGACAAACCTGAAGCAACCTTTGTTAAGTATTCAGTTAAGCGTGAGCCAAAAGAAAAGATTGATTTAGATATTTACGCTTTAGCGCCTTTCTAAATAACTAGTTCTTAGTTCTTAGTTCTTGGTTCTTGGTTTGTTCAACACGAGCTCAACTATGTTCAACATATGTTCAACACGTGTTCATCATGTGTTCAACACCTGTTCAACATGTGTTCGTTTCCCCCCAAAAAAATCCCCCAAAAGAAAATAAACAAATCATGTAATTGCATACACTAATTGTTTGACTTCTCACTATTGTCCGTTTACATTCGTATCTATTATGGTAGATAAGAAGATAACAAAAGCTAATGTAGTGACATCTTACGAAGGTAAGGATGCTATTAAGCCCATTGTAGAGACACAAGTTCAATCCGATGACTGTGTAAAGAATAAAGGTGGTAGACCTACACTTTACAGTCTACAGATTGCTTTGGAGATATGTGACAGGATTGCAGACGGCGAGTCTCTTGTAAGTATTTGCAGAGACGAGCGTATGCCGAAGAAGACTGCGGTGTACGAGTGGCTGTTGCGCCACGAAGAGTTCGCGGAGATATATGCGCGCGCGAGGGAAGACCAAGCCGACACATTGGCTGACGAAATCCACGCAATCAGTGACGAACTTCCCCAACAGATTGTTGATGACAAAGGTAAGACTCGTTATGACTCAGCTTACGTTCAATGGCAAAAGAATCGCGTAGACGCACGCAAGTGGGTTGCTGCCAAACTCAAACCTAAAAAGTATTCAGACCGCATTGCTCATGTTGGCGACAAAGAAGCTGACGGCATTCAGGTCAATGTAAACATCTTTGACGAGATGCTAAAGAACTTAGAGCTTAAACGCCAAGCAAAATGACAGACGTTGTAGAGCTTCTTAAAGACAAAGAGATAGAAGCGCAGTTCAAGTCACTGCCAATTGCAAAACAAGTCGCGATAGCGTGGCGTATGAAGTGGTTAACTAAAGCGCATGATCACCAAATACTTCCACACGGTGACTGGGCTATTTGGTTATTGTTAGGCGGACGGGGAGCAGGTAAGACAAGAACCTCTGCTGAACAGATTGGATGGTGGGCGTGGGAACAACCGGGCACGCGATGGTTAGTATCCGCACCGACAGCAATGGATGTACGTGGTACATGTATAGAGGGTGAATCAGGATTGCTTAACGTGATACCTGAGATGCTTGTTGCAGACTATAACAAGTCATTGCTCGAGATCAAGCTAACTAATGGCTCATTGATCAAAGGCATATCAGCGTCAGAACCTGATCGCTTTCGTGGTGGACAATACCACGGTGCATGGCTAGATGAGTTAGCTGCATGGGATTACTTACAAGAAGCATGGGACATGATTATGTTCTCCGTGCGATTAGGACAGAACACAAAGATTATTGCATCAACGACACCAAGGCCTAAAGACTTGATCGTTGACTTAGTAGGAAGGGCTGACGATGGCTCAGGCGAAGTAGTGATGTCAACTGCATCCACTTACGCCAACATCGACAACCTAGCGCCAAGCTTCCAACAACAGATCCTTCAGTACGAAGGAACGAAGCTAGGACGACAAGAGATTTACGCTGAGCTTATTGATCCTGAAGAAGGTGGGATTGTTAAGCGTGATATGTTTAAACTTTGGGATGCACGTAAACCATTCCCTAAATTTGAATACATCATTCAGTCATATGATTGTGCTTATACCGAGAAGACAATCAATGACCCAACGGCTTGCTTAGTGTTTGGATTGTTCAAACCTACAGACGGCCCTATGTCAGTGATGCTGATAGATGCATGGCAAGAACGCATGCAGTATCCTGATCTAAGACGAAAGGTGCGTGACGAGTATGAAGTTAGTTATGGTGCAGATAGCGAGTCCGACACAGGAGACTTTGTCAAAGGTAAGCGAGTTGATCTCATCCTTGTCGAAGATAAAGCGGCTGGAATCAGTCTCATACAAGATATGCAACGGGCGCATTTACCAGTGCGAGCTTACAATCCCGGTAGAGCGGACAAAGTACAGCGACTATCCATTGTTGCAAACATTATCGCTCATGGACGCGTGTGGATTCCCGAGTCAACAGTACGACGTGGATATGTACGTGATTGGGCCGAGGGCTTTGTCTCGCAGATATGTTCGTTTCCTGAAGCAACGCATGATGACTATGTGGATGCATGTACTCAAGCGCTTAGGTATCTTAGAGACGCAGGGCTGTTAAGTATAGATGCTCCACCAAGAGATGACTATGAAGACTATGCAGACGCTTACGGATACCAAGAACAAAGAGTAAACCCATACGCCGTATGATTGTTTATGCAACAAAGCGTGGCGTAGGTGGAAGGCTAATACTAAAGCGATGGATAAAGAAACGTAAGTCAGACATTAACGCAAGACGAGACATACGAGTACAGACATACAGACGCTTATGGTGGTGGGACGCAAGCAGATGGGATCAAAGACATGGCCAAGATAGTAACACCGTGCAAGAACATATGTGACCTAGACACAAAGAAACAAATATGCAAGACATGTAAACGAACGGAAGATGAGATAGCAAGTTGGTTAGATTACACACCAAGCGAACGCAAAGAGGTAATGAAACGTATCAAGGACAGACATGGCAGGACTCGGTAGTCTCAAGAAGTTAGAGAATGCATTCAAGGTTGCAGCAGACGCAGCTCGTTCTGAAAAGCCTGCACAGAAAATGTCTGAAGCTTTGAACCCTCATGTAGGTAAACGTCTATACATCACACAAGCAGATAGAACTGCACTTGATTATCCACAAGGATTGTTAGGTGGCCCGGGCTATACAGAGTTAGCAAACATAGACCCAACTAAATACAAAGACATCGCATGGGCAGTACAGACACCCGGCATTGCTAAGACTATGGTTGGATCAATGGCTCTCAATCCTGAAGAAGCTATTTGGACAAATCTTATCGGCTCACCAACGCAACACAAATCAAACAAGGTTGTGTTCGACAGAATCATGAAGCAGTTTACAGACGCAGTTGCTGAAGACAAGCTCACACCTGAATTACATAAAAAGATTAACGACAGACTTGCTAACATCAAAGACCCAAAGACAGGTAAGGCGTACTTCCCTGAAGATGTGGATGTTCTATCACCTGAGTTCATTAATCACACAACAACATTCCATCAACGCGGAATCATTGCAGACACATTAGCAGGCAAAGGTGTTGGAGGTGAGAAGGGAACTATCATTGACTTCCCTCGCGCCATTGCAGAAACAACTGACCCATACTTACTCGGTGCACAGACTGGTGACATCGGTGACAGACTATTCTCATTGTCAGGCAACATCGAACATAGACCTGAATTACATCCTGCATTCCATACATCGTTAGGCGGTCGCCGTGAATCAGAAGCATTCAAGCCTGCACCACAAGGCATCGTGTTACAAGACTTCATTAAAGACTTTACAGAACGCACAGGTCGCATGCCAACATACTACGACTTAACGCGTGGATATGCACCTAATGTAAAAGTTACAGACGAGATGCTTGAGAACTTATCTAAGGCAGGTCACAAAGACGGTGGACACATTAAACCTTTAGAACTAAACATTCCCAAACTTAAAGAAGGCAATCTTGTATCAAGAGCAATGGAAGGCTATCGTAAGTCAGCAGACTTCCTAAAGAACTTAGGCATACAAGCTTATGAAGAAGCCAAAGAAGAGTTACCCACATTATTACATCCAAGAGCTATCCCTGATGTTGTAGCTAATGTAGGCGCAGGCATTGCAGGTATTCCAAGTGACATAGCAAACTTAATCGTGCCACCGCTTAACGAAGAAGAGGTTCCTAATTACAAACCACAATTCGGTTCAGAAGACTTACAAGAAAGATTAAAACAAAGTGGCATCACAACTGGTACAGAGCGTCCACTTGTTGAAGGCATTGCAACATTAGCAAGTCCACGAGGTATTGCAAAGACTGGTAAGGAAGTATTAAAGCACGGTGCAAGACTTATTGAAGAAGGTCGAGTACCTGGTCTTATCAATCCAAGACAAAATATTATTCCTGAAGTTGGTGGAGACTTTGGTGTAAGTTTCTTTAGGCCGTCCGAAGACACAATAAGAGGTCACAAGATGGATACTATGCCAGGCAATCAATGGCATGCATGGTTACAATCTAATGCACCTAAGTCATCCAAGAAAGAACTTGAAACCGCTGGCACAATGGATTGGCTTAAAGATAACAAAGACAAAGTAACTAAGACTGACATCATTAATCATCTTAGAGAGAATGAGCCACGATTAAGATCAAAGACATATAAACCATACGGTGATCATCCTTATGAAGTTGTAGGTAGCGATGACACAGGATGGGATGTTGTTGATACAAGTATGGGTGACAAACCAATTAGTTCTCATGGATCACAAGATGATGCTTATCAAGCTATGCATGAAGTTGTTGATGTAACACATCCTATAAGCAAATATAAAGAATACACACTACCAGGTGGTGAAGACTACCGTGAGATTGTTATTCAAGACAAACCTTTTGGAATTGCGCTCAATAAAAGTTCGCCGGAAGTTGTTGAAGAGGCAATTAGATCATATGGAGAAAGTGCACTGCCAAGATTAAGTGAATCTCAGTGGAATATTATTGCAAAAAGATTAAATACAAAATTTGAATCATCACATTTCCCTGAAGCTACAAATCCTATTGCACATTTACGCGTAAACCATAGAGAAGATGCAAATGGTAATCCAACACTATTCATTGAAGAGCTCCAATCTGATTGGGGACAAAAAGGTAAGAAACAGGGCTTTGATACAGGTGTCACAATTAAAAAAGACGCAAATGATATGTATAGGGCATATGATGGTAATGGAAATTTAATTGAACTTCGACCTTCAAATAATGAAGGACCTTTTGTTGCTATGTCTACAGAAGAAAAAGTTAGAGAAGCACTTCCAACATCATTTGTATCAAAAGGCATTCCTAAAGGCCCTTACGTTCAAGATACTAAAGATTGGACTGCATTAGCACTTAAACAAGCTATCAAAGAAGCAGTAGACAATGGCAAGACACAAGTAGCTTGGACAACAGGTACACAACAAGCAGAGCGTTATGATTTAAGCAGACATTTATCGAGTGTATCTCTTAGACCTTCAGAATATAGTAAAGACAAAGTTCATCTTATGGCAATTGACCACGATGGAAATCCAGTCATAGAAAAAACTGTTAAAGAAAATGAATTAGATAATTACATTGGTAAAGACTTAGCTAACAAATTAATTAATACACCTACAGGAGGAACTTCAAACATAAGAAGGCTTGAAGGTCTTGACATTAAAGTTGGTGGCGAAGGTATGAAAGGATACTACGACCAAATACTTCCACAAGTTGCTAATGATGTAATTAAACAACTTGGCGGTAAAAACAAAGTAAAACCAATGAATATTCTTTTAAACGATTTAGGTGATGACTATGGCAAGAGTGAACAATTAGGTTTTGAAATCACACCTGAGATGATCAAGTTTATTAAAGAAGAAGCAGGCATACCTAAATTTAAACAAGGTGGCAAGATTGATTTAGAAACAGAATTTAAACTAAGGAGACATTATGGCTGAGATGCCCATTGACCCTGAATACGGTCGCAACATACCAGGAATGCCTGACCCTGCAAGTCAAGCGCAAGTCACAGAAACGCCTGACGGAGGAGCTCAAGTTGATCTTATGCAGTTTGATACTGATGTAGAAGAACTTGAAGATGGTTCAGCCGTAGTTCATCTCGATGAATACAAAGGCCCTGCTGAAGATGAAGATTTCTATTCTAACTTAGCAGAGACAGTCAATCTTTGGGATTTAGAAAAGATTGGCATGCGTTACTTAGACTTAATTAAAAAGGATAAAGAAGCTCGTGAGAAACGTGATAAACAATATGAAGAAGGTATTCGCAGAACTGGTATGGGTGATGACGCTCCTGGGGGCGCGACTTTTATGGGAGCTTCTAAGGTTGTCCACCCTGTTATGGCAGAAGCTTGTGTCGACTTCGCTGCATCAGCGATTAAAGAAATGTTTCCGCCTGACGGCCCAGTCAGAACAAAAGTCTTAGGTGAAGCTACAACAGAAAAGACTGATGTTGCAGAACGCAAACGCGATTACATGAATTGGCAGTTAACTGAACAGATTGAAGAGTTCAGAGACGAACAAGAACAACTATTGACACAATTGCCATTAGGCGGTTCACAGTTCATGAAGTTATGGTATGACGAACATAAGAAACGCCCATGCGCAGAGTTCGTGCCTATCGATAACATCTTACTACCATTCGCATCAGTAAACTTTTACACAGCACAACGTGTCACAGAAATGCAAGACATTACTGAGTGGGAATTTAAACGCAGAATTGCACAAGGCTTATACCGTGATGTAGATTTCATTCGCGCAACGATGGAGCCTACAGAAACACACGCAGAAAAAGCTACAAACAAAATTGAAGGTCGTAAGTATCAAGATAACGAAGACGGTCTACGCCGTGTATTCCACATCTATACATACTTAGAGATTGATGATGACAAACGCACCAAAGGTGAGATGGCTCCATATGTCTTAATGATTGACGAGCTTGATAATCAAATCTTAGGTCTATATAGAAACTGGGAGGATGGCGATGAAACATATACCAAGCTTGACTGGATTATTGAGTTCAAGTTTATCCCTTGGAGAGGCGCTTATGCAATTGGCTTGCCTCACCTTATTGGCGGCCTTAGTGCTGCTCTCACTGGTGCTCTTCGTGCTTTATTGGACACTGCTCATATTAATAACTCCGCTACCATGCTTAAACTCAAAGGTGCGAAGATTAGCGGACAGTCTCAACAAGTCGAAGTTACTCAAGTCACTGAGATAGAAGGCGCACCTGGTGTTGATGATGTACGTAAGATTGCAATGCCTATGCCATTCAATCAACCGTCACCAGTATTATTCCAATTACTTGGTTTCTTAAACGATGCTGCAAAAGGTGTCGTGTCAACTTCTGAAGAGAAGATTGCTGACATGAATGCCAATGCTCCAGTAGGAACTACACAAGCTTTAATTGAGCAAGGCGCAAAAGTATTCTCAGCAATACATGCGCGTATGCATGATTCACAAAGACGTGTATTACAAGTACTAGGTCGTATCAATCGTTGGTATTTAGATGATATGAAGAAAGGCGATGTTATTGCAGAACTTCCTGTGACACGAGATGACTTCAAGAAAAACTCTGACATCATCCCAGTATCAGATCCACATATTTTCTCTGAAACACAACGTATGGCACAGAATCAAGCCGTGCTACAACTCATGCAAACATATCCACAAGCGTTTGATGTGAATGCAGTCTTGCAACGCGTATTGAAACAAATGAAAGTGCCAGGTATTAATGAATTAATGCCTAACGCACCTAAACCTGTAGAGATGGATTCTGCACATGAAAATGCTGCAATGGCTTTAGGTAAACCTGCGTTTGCATATCCACGCCAAGATCATCTTGCACATATTCAAGCTCACTTGAATTTTGCAACTGATCCAATGATGGGTTCAAACAACTTGATTGCACCTAAATTCATTCCACAAGTGTTAGAGCATATCAAGCAACACATGATGCTTTGGTATACAAACCAAATGGAAGGTTATGCTTTTGCTAATCCTAAAATCCAACAAGACAAATATGAAGATTCTAAATTTGCTTCAGAGATTGACAAGATCATGGCGGTGGCTTCTTCACATGTCAAGATGGATACACAACAAGTGTTTGCTGGTGTTGTACAAGCTATGCAACAACTCGGTCAAGTTATGGGTCAATTTGCTCCACAACCACAAGTCGATCCTGCTGACCAAGCTATCTTACAAGCTTCATTAGCTGAGACACAACGTAGAGCAGCTCGTGATCAAGCTGATATTCAATTAGCACAAGCAAAACTACAAAACGACATTCAGCAAGAAGACAAGGATAGAGAAGTCAAAGTTGCTATGAATGCCGAAAACAATTTAACAACCGAAAGATTGAAGACAGCAGAACTTACTGTTGACGAACTTAGGTTGCGTAAAGAGCAGGAGCAGACTGCTATTAAACTGCAACATGAAACTCAACGTAACTTAGGGAGATAAACATGAGTGATGACGTAAAAAAATTACAAGCCGAAGACATACGATATAAAACTCGTATTGCTGTAGGTGCGTGGTTAGACGGTCAATCTTTATCAGAAACTGGTTCAGCGACTATGCCTAAAGCTAATAGCGACCACGGTAATGATTTAGATAAATCAGCTATTGCAAAAGATAACGCATGAGGTACGTATCCGACATCATCGATGCTGTAAAAGCGCGTCAGGTGGTGATAGAAAAATCATTAGCGGCAGGACATGCTTCTAGTTTTGATTCTTATCAACGCCTTGTCGGAGAGTATGCAGGCTTATCGACTGCGATAGATATTATTAACAACCTTTTAAAAGAGGAAGAAGAGAATGAGCAATAGCACAGATGCTGGTAATTCGGCTGATTTACAGGAAGCTTTTCCTGTTGTAGACCCTGGTGCTTTTCCATTAGGCGCACGTGTATTAGTACAAATGCGTTTGCCCAAAAAGAAAATGACTGCTTCAGGAATTATTCTTGCTGCAGAAACAGTGGATACAGAAAAAGCGCAAAATCCGATTGGCAAAGTAGTATCAATCGGCCCATTGGCGTTTAAAAAACGCGACACAATGGAGCCATGGCCTGAAGGTTCATGGTGCGAGATTGGTGATTTCGTCCGAGTTCCGAAATGGACTGGGGATCGTTGGGAAGTAAAAATCGATGATGATACAACAGTCGAGTTTATGCTTATGAACGACCACGAAGTTATCGCAAAATTAACAAGTAATCCATTAGAAATGAGGGCATTCGTATGATAGAAGATAAAGAAAGTGAAATTATTGACATTAAAGAAGATGCAGACGGTTCAGCAGTTGTAGAATTACCTGAAAGCATTCCTTCTCCTGATGTTCAAGAGACAAAATCTGTAGATGAAGACAGTGATGAGGCAGACGAAGCAGCTAGAGCTAAAGAAATGGCAGAGGGTGGAGAGGTTGATCCTGATGCAGAAGCTGTTCGTGAAGCAAAACGTGCAAAAAGACGTGCTCGTAAAGAGTATCACAAGCAAGTAGCGGTCGAAAAAGACACAAAACTTCATTTATTAGAGAGACAAAACCAAGAATTACTAGAAAGATTGGCTGTTGTCGAGAGAAAAACCCAAGGAAGTGAAATTGCACGCATAAATAAGGCTATTGAAGACCAAGAGTCTAAAATTTTGTTTGCAAAACAGAAAATCAAAGAGGCTACAGAGACTGGCAACGGTGATTTACTCACTCAAGCTCAAGAAATGTGGTATGAAGCGAAGAAACAGTACGAATCTTTAGAAGGTTTAAAGAGACAATCAGTTTCTCAACCTCAACATCAAACAATTCAAGCACCTGACCCTATGGTTACGCGTCATGCAACGAATTGGATGAATGATAATCCTTGGTACGACCCAAATGGTCGTGACCCTGACTCAAAAATTGCATTAACAATCGATAATGCGATGGCTGAAGAGGGTTGGAACCCAAAATCACAAGAATATTGGGAAGAACTCGATAATAGACTTGCAAAATATTTGCCGCACCGTTATATTGGTGAGGTAGAAACTAGCGTTAATCCAACTACTAGACGACCTAGAAATGTCGTAACTAGTTCAGGCAGGGAAAGCGCAGCGAGTAGTGGTGGTAAAAATACATTTACCTTAACTCCTGACCAAGTCAGAGCCATGAAAGATGCAGGTATGTGGGACGACCCTGAAAAGCGAGCGAAGATGATTCGACGTTACGCAACTGAAAAAACTAGTCAAAGATAAATTATAGGAGAATATTATTATGGATTCACGTTTAAAAAAATCATTATCAGCTGGTGGACGCGAGAATCGCGCGAGTCATGACCCCGTTCGTGAGGCACCTGAGGATACGTTCGTATCATCCGATGA